GTCCTGAAGAGGTCGCTAATGTGTCACCTGATAATCTAAATGAATATGCTAGGTTAGAAGTCATAATTCTTACGTTTGCAACAACACCGACTTCAGCAGGATTTTCTAAAGCTCTTTCTGAGCTAGTTGGAGAAAACCAACCTTTGAACCCTGAACTAGTTGTAAGCTGATACGCTGTTGTAGGATTAGTAATTAATTTAAAATATCCATCTCTGCATGGCGGTACATCTTTCTCGTTTAGTACACTGACAGCATGTTGAATAGTTTTAATTGTCATTGCTGAACCTGCTAAACTTGTTACATTAGCGGACTGTCCGACTCTAGATTTATTGTGGTACATTGGGAATCTATCACCATCTGCTGATCTGTCATGTGACCATACTTTAGCAGTTACACCAGTTGAGTTTAGAGTTCCTCCATCTATTGCTAAGTTATTCATATTAACAGAAGAAGCATTAGCTACATCTGCTACAGCCATCCCAATATCGTTACGAATCATAACGTCTAGCGACTTAACCGCTTGATCTTGTGCTTTTCTTGACGCTTGTTCTAGAGCATCACCGATTGCTGTCAATGCTACTGTTCTAGATATTTGGACATAGCTTGATCTTTCGTGTAGGTTAGCTGTGATAACTTGAGCCGATAAATAGCTTTGAGTTGAAGAAAATTCGTCTGAATCATCAGAAAACAACGGATTAATCTTGTTGTATCGAGTGAATTGTATAATATTACCAGAACCTTGTGGAATAGGTTTTTTATATGGTGCGTTAGAGTACCATACAGCCTTTTTATCAAAGTCTTGTAAAATTTGTAATTCATAATAAGTGTTTACAGCGTTAATTAATGACGCTTGTGTTGTTTGTTGGTCTGCCATTTCTTTTATTCCTTTTTATGTCATACTAGATAGTTAAACCCTTTGCTTTGTTGTTTGCGTTATACCAAGCTCTAAATTCTTTGGGGGTATTTGGCTGAGGTTTGTCAATCCAACTGTTGCTATTATTAGCTGTAGAACTAGCTTGTGGAGAATTAGCTTTTACTTTTCTAGCTATGACATTATTTTTTTTTTGCATTTGATTTTGGCTAGAACTTGTTTTTCTAATTTCAGAAATGATGTCTTTCTTTACCGATTTAACCCAACCTTTTTTATTAATTGTAGAATTTTTACCGAATTGGTCTATCCTTTTTGATAATTCATTTTGGAAGGGTGCAATTAATTCAGGATTTAAATCCATTAAATTATCTTCAATCAATCGATAATCGCTATCATTTTCTCTAAAATTGTTTTCAAGTTCTTGCTGTGTTTGTTCTGTTTCTTTGGATTTCAAACGTAGAAACTCTTCTCTAGCAAGTGACTTAATAGCTTCAAGATCAGAAGGTTCATAATTAGAATATTTGTTTTCTAACTCTTCATCTTCTTTAACTCTATTAAATTGTTGAGTTAATTGTGTCAATTCCTCAACTTGCTTTTTAAGTGAATTAATATTGTTTTCTTGCTGAGATATCTTCTTAGTTCCATTCTCAATGATATTTATCAGGTCATCATTTGATTTACCATCGAAAAACTGGTTTTTCTGAGGTTTAACTTCTTCTTCAACAATGGTTTCTTCATCGTTTTGAATTGTTTCCTCTTCTTTTAACGTTTGTTCCGATTCCTCTACAACATCATCAGAAGCTACAGGCTGTTCATCTGCCTTTTGGATTCCGTTAGATTGATTTATAAAATTAGCTAATTCTTCCATCTTCTGCTGATTACTTGCATTAAAATCATTTTGTATGTTGTCATTTTCCATTTTTATACCTATGCTCCATATTTAATATTATTTTTTGTGTTAGTTAGAAAATCATCAGAAAAATCTTTCATTAAGTCCTTGTATTCCTTAATGACATCACTGCTTTGAAGGATTATTTTCAATTTGTTCTCTGCTACATCGATAGGTAGCGTATTATCCATATTGAATTTTTTAGCTAGGGTAGCCCTAGATTCTTGCATTCCGTTAGAAAATCCATGCCTATCTATTAATTGAGTGATATAAAATCCGTCAACTTTCTTTCCGTTAAAAATATAGTAAGCGTTACTAATATGATCGATAGTAACATCAAAAAAACGTGCTGTAGAAACTTTACATTTTACAGCATGACTACTTGTAAATTTTGGGTCTTCGTACAAAGCCTCATCAAACTTTACGCTTATCTCTTCTTTTTTCTTTTTCTTTGGAAGTTTTTTTTCTTCTTTTATTTCTTCGTTAGAAGGCTCCGTTAATATTTCATTTTCATTTTGCATGTTTAACACCTTTATTTTTTCTGTTCAAAAACAGTTTTTATTTTTTTTAATGTTTGCCTTGCTGTTGCTAATTTAACAACCTCAATATAGTTATTTTCATTGCACATCAGCAAGTGATTATCCATAGTTTCGTGTAGTATCATCAATTCATTGTCAATTATTGCTATGACCTCATCCGAACTATAAACATTTCTTAAATTGTTACGCAAGTTTCTGTCCTGTTGCTTTTTCTAATGCTACTTCATTAGCGTCTTTAATCATGTCACTTTCTAGTTTTATTTTTGTTTTTTCTTTTTCCATATCTAACTCTTCAATCATTCTTTCTTTTCTATCAAATTTTTGAGCTTGTAATGCTTGTAGCTGTTGCTCTTGCATTTGCTTTTCTGCTTCCATTACTGTTTCTTCATCTAGGAATATATCTTTTCCATCATCTTTTATACCAAAACTAGATAAAAGTTTTTCTCCTGCAACCTTCCAATCTAATCGTTTAGCTAGAGGGGGAACACTTTGAGCATAATTTAAAAAGTTCATGTATCCGTTTTGGTGGGCTATTTCGTTCGATAATTCTAGATTACCTAATACTTTAATATTAAATGTAAAATATAATTGTTTCATGTCGAGTGCTTGTGTTATCCCTTTTGAGTTTAGTTCTTCTTCTGTATATATGGTTAATAAGTCATCCACTGTTTTAAATGTAATATTTCTTTCATACAAAACTTCAATAAAAGGCTTTAAAACTTCGTTTGTTTGGAGCATTATAAGCTCATTAAGTGGCATATCATTTTGCGCAATTATTGATAATGTAGCCCCTTTAGTTTGCGGTATTTTTGACCTGTCGCTAGTACCTTCTTGGACAGGGGATAAACTAAATAACTGGTCTATATCTCTTTGGATAACTGCACTATCATTTAAGTTCACGTTAGCTAGTGAAGGGTTAATAATAGAGGTTATACCATCAGAACCAATACCTTCAATAATTCCGTTAGGTCGCCATTGATAATCCCAATTAATATTTTTAGACTTATCGATATAAGTCATAGGAAAAATCGATTGTGTGTTAGCGTCTCTCGATTGTGATCTACAAGCGTTCAATTCACGCAACAAGTCTAGACCTGCTATGACATTACTAACACCATAGAAACAGTTAGGGATAGGCTCATATTTACCCGCAATGAACGGTCTAGGGTATCGCTTATGGATGTAAGGGCTTTCTTCTAACTGGATAACCACAAATCCATTAGCTATAGTACATATTACTTCTTTTTCTACGCCATCAATAATATATTTGCCATAACATTCATCAATCTGAACTAAACCGCTTTTTGTAGTCTCTTTCATTAATTTATCAATTTTGCTTTTTTGTCTGCGTGTAAATCCTAACAATTCTATATAAGTTTGTTGCTCTGCTGAATATCCATCATCATTAGTAATAATTAAATCAAGATTATGATATTTACCTTCTTCTTCTTCTTTTTCTTCATAACCTGAAACTTCTCCAGTATCAGGGTCTATAAGCTCATAAGTATTTTTTACTTTTCTCTTTTCTAATTTTTTTAAATCTTCGTATCTAATCGCGGTAGAATGAATATTAGCTAATGAATTTTGTAAGTTGTACTGATTAACATCAGTATAAAACTCAGTCAATAAAATAGGCTCAAAGTAAGTATCATCTTTAATTACTATTTCATCTTCTGAATTTTCATCATCGGGGAAAAAGTCTACTGTGCTGGTTTCGTATACCTGAGGCATTTTTGCTATTGCTGTACCTTGTATAATACAATTTTTAAGAAACAATCGGTAACAATCCATGAAATTAATGCTATTTAATTGTTTTTCAAAAATGTATTTATTCCATAGATCAATAAATTCCTCTTGTACCTCAGAATCAATCGTAGGCTCAATTCTTCCTATAGGAATGTTATTAAATAGAATTTTCATTATTCGTGACTGAATACCTTGAACTTTCCATTTCATTATTGGGCTGTTAATTCTTGCCCTACCTTCATATACTTTTGTTAAGTTATCATCAAGCATATAGACAGCATCAAGGGCTTGTCTCCATGCTTCCTCATAAGATTGTCTTTGATCTTCATAAGTTTTCTTTAAACTCATGAAATGATCTATAGCAAGATATTCATCTTGGTAATTTTTATAGTTTTCCAAACAAAAACCTATTAATTTAAAATAATGTTAATAGTTAGATTTAGATTAATGTTTTATATTAATAATATATAATAAATTATATATAAGAAAAAAGAAAAAAGCAAATATATTGAAAAATACTTATATAAGGGCTATAATAATTGGTATAAATGTTGCTCTGTTAAGCCCTTTTTCAGAGCAACTTTTTTATATTATATATCGATTTTTTATGCTTAGGTTTCTGATAATCAGATAAAGAATTTACATTAAAAGATATAAAGCAAGACAAAAACCCCTTTAGAGATTTTTTGTCTGATAAATCTATGTATTTTTTCTTATTAAACCATTTAAATAATTTCATAATTTGCCCCTTTATGTTTCTAAAAAAACAAAGTATTCACCATATTTTTTTAGAAAAAGTTTTCTTTTTAGTTTGTATGTATCGGTCAAAGCTCCTTTTGAATCTTCAACAATATAAAATCCGTTTTCTAGATATAAAAAATCAGCTATATAGTTAATTGGTCTTACTTTATCAGAAGTTTGTTTTTTACATTCATGATGATTATTTAAAGTAAATCCTTCTAACAACTCAAAAGAGAATTGACATTGTAATTCACTTATTAAATTAGCTTTTTCTAAAATAGAAAGCTCATTATAACGCCTGTATTCTCTTTTTGAATCGAACCCCCCCCTTTTAACATTTTTATATTTGTTTCGCATTAAAACCTAAAATACTATCCTTATCTTTTTCTTCTCTAAGATACCTATCTTTTTCTTCGGAGGATGCATCTTGAATCTTTCCAGTATAATATATATTGCCTGTTTTAGATTCGTTTTCCCATAAAGCAAATTTTTTAGTTTCTCCATTAATATTAATATATCCGTTTATTTTTGGTTTATTCATTTTTAGCTCCTTTTTGCTTAACCGATTCAAACTTTAAAGCCTCACTTGGATTGTCTATATACTTTATTGCATATCCACAGCTTTTAACCGCTTCAAGCTTAACTTCCTCGCTTGGGTTTTTTATATACTGTATTGAGTAACCAATTTGTTTAACCGCTTCAAGTTGCATTTGTTCACTTGGATTGTCTATATGCATTATTG